TTTAGGGTCTTCCAGCCATTCCTGTGGAGAAACAAAACCATGGGCGAAGTCTTTATTTTGAGCCATCATCTGTTTAGGTGGAGAATCCGAACCTGGAGGGCCAGAGGGCATATTATAAATTGGGAAGGTATCTTGGGCAAATGCTGGATACTTTTTAGCAATCGCAGCATTGACTTCTTCTTTTGAAGGAACACCACCTGTCTTGCCGTCATCACCAAGCCACAGAACTTTAGCACCATCCCTAACTTTCATTAGGTGCCCGTATTTTCTGCCTGATGCGAAAATCTCGTTTCTCTTGGCTCCGTCAATTGTTGCTTGGTCGAAATGCCATCCGTAAATACCAGCAGGGGTATTGAACTTTGTTCGTGGATTAATACCAACTTTATTTACATCTGAAAATGTTATGAGGAAGTCTGGGTTTCCAATCGCAGATATAATCATATCCTTGTTAGGATGTTGTGTAATCTGTAATTCTTCGTCTATAAGTTGGTCGATTATGGAACTCATACTATTCCTCTGGGAATTTATTTTTGTCTTGCCATTCGTGTGATACACTATCTTTAGTTATTGGTCCGCCTTTAGCCCAAGTATAACAGGAGCGGGCAGAATGACATTTAAAGTGATGCATCCAGCAGTAGCCAAGTTCTCCATCATCGTCTGAAGTTTCACCAGGCATACACTCTTTCATTCGTGGGGAAATATCAAAAGCCGTACAATTGCCGCATAGTGATTTTTTGGCTGCCTCTTCTGTTGTATCCCAATGTTCTGCTAGATCTTTCCAGTAGTCTCCTGGCTCATCAACATTGAGAGGTCCGTATTTAATATGGTCTGCTTTGATAGCAGCATCACGATTCTTTGTATTAAGTTCTAGGTCTTGAGTTGCTGGAGGACAAACATAGTCCGCCAATGAACTGACCATTATCTTCATTTCTTTCTGTAGGAACTTTCTCCACTCGGTCATTAGTTCTATCATTTTTTAGCCCTCGTGCTTTTCTATTTCTACCACAAGTTTGCCTTCGCCTTTAATAACTCGGTGGTACATATATTTAGGTATTTTATATTCCTTTTTACCTTCCAAAAGAACTGGAAGTTGGTTGTCGAGTTGAAGTTTCCAGCCGTTGGATTCTAAAACCCTGACTGTGCGGTCTTCTCGGTCTCTATGCCAGATGAGTTCTGTGGTATCAACATCTTGGCTAAATTCACGGATTAGCCTGTTGTTTTTTGACTTTGTTTCCTTGAACGGAAACATATTACCACCAGCCTGGAATGTCTCGCCCAAACATCTTGGTTGCTCGGCAAGCCCAGTATCCTGCTTTGGTCTTGTCTTTCTTCTTAGCACAGCCGTGGCGGTCGCCAAAGTTCTTTCGTCGCTTTCTTGCTGCTTCAGAATCACCCATAGCATCGGGCATAGAAGAACCAAAAGAAACCTTACGAACATTACCGCTCTTCTTGTCTCTTACAAAAACATAAGCACGACCATCACCAGATCGCTTTGCTCCTGGAGCACCTAGTTTTACTTCACGACCTTTGTATTTTGCTTCCTCGATTTCTTCGTCTTCATAAAGGAATGGGTAGTCAAGTGGGACTTTACGACCTTCGAACATACCCCACTCACCAAGGTCAGTGGTTTCTAGGATGTAATACTTTTCGCTTTCCTGAAGTTCATACTTGCCCTGCTTGTGAAGTTCTCTAACTTCCTTAAACAAAGCGAAGAAGGATTCTGAACCTGGGCGGAAAACATTCTGGGACACAGGTATTTTATTATCGATGTGATGTTGTAGTCCTTCAGACAAAGTTCTCTCTACACCTTCTGTTTTTGTTCCAGAAGTCAAGAGGTAATCACGGCAAGAATTCATATGAGATGCTGCTACAGCAAGTTTATTAGTCCACCAAGTTGGCAGTGCTTGGTCTTCTGGGACCATTTGAAGAGCCTGGAGAATTTCAGCAGCATCTTCACCGATGGTTAGTAGGTCGCTCCTAGAAGATGGGACATCTGTGTGCCCTGCTTCTTTTAGGATTTCTTCCCTAATGATTTCTAGTAGTTGTGATTTTGTGATTTTCATTTTAGTACCTTTGGAAGTCCGTCTACTAGTTTTTTTAGCAGCCGTCCTAGTTCGTCTAGATTAACATCGCCAGTTACACGAGCATCTTGAACTTCTCTTTGAGCCATGATTGCGGTCATTAGCATTTCCATAGAATCAGGAAACTCTGGGCTCATCTCTTCTTTAATCATTTGTCGTAGTTGAGACTTTGTGATTTTCATTTTATTCTCCTCTAAGAAGTTCCTCTACAGATGGGCTACCATATGCTGCTAGAATTTCATCCATCTCGTCAATCATCTTTTGCCTCTCACCTTCTGAAGTAGGAGTAGCAATCAAAGACCATTCTGGGATATCTTCTAAAATCCAGTCAACACCTTCTCTTTCCATGGCGGATTCGATTCTATCTCGCAACTTTTGGTTCTCTTGTCGAATCTGTATTGCGAGTTCGCTTGCTTCATAGTCAACTTCTTTTAGAAACTGTCGCCACTCGTTTAGTAGTTTTTTCATCAGCTAATCTCCGCTAATCGATTTCCAAGCCTGGATTGCTTAAATATTTTCTAAGTTCTTTATTTTTGGCGAAGGTTTTTAAGTAGTCGAATACTGCATCCAACCTAGCATCATCAAACCCTTTCTCCTTCAACTCATCATCTAAGAGTCCTTGGATCATTCTGCCGAAAGGAAATCCCAAATCACGGGCTCTCATAAACTCATTATTCATGATTTCTTCTGCCATTTTTTCAATAGTTCTAACATTTGCATTTATTGTCTTGACTAATGATGCTCTTTTGGCACTGGCTTGTTGAGCTTGGGAACCTGCCTGAAACTCATCAAGTGTGTTTTCGACCTCTTCTTTGATAATTTGTCTTAGTTGTGTTTTTGTGATTTTCATTTTGAAAAGCTCCTTTTATTCTTTAATTAGTTCTTTCCATTACTGTACCATCTTTTAGCATGTCTGATGCTTTCTTAATGATACCCTCTGGATAGTCCCCTGTGTACATGTCTTTCATTTGCTGGAAAAGAAATGGTTTGAATTTTTTGAGCGGTGCTCCCTCGCCCTTTATAACCTCTAGGAAATGACGAGCAAGCTTTTTAGCCTCAAAATCAGCATAGCTTTCATTAATTTCTTCTTGGATAATCTGTCTTAGTTGAGACTTTGTGATTTTCATCCTTTTTTACCTGCCTTTGATTTTTTGCCGTAGTTGCCTTTTTTACTACATGCTGATGGAGTAGGTCGGCACTTCGGATATTTTGCTCGTTTTTCACCTGTGGAACGACCACAAGCACTACATTTTTTTCTTCCTGTCTTCTTATCTTTGCGGCAGGTATTACAATCTA